TAACCAGTTTCTTTCACATTCCTCTAAATACCTCAATCTTCACTACATCTCTTACACAAAGGTGAAGAATTTGTTGGATTGATTTCGATTTCTGACTCATCATACCAGTTCTTCCTAACGGTATTAATAACATAGATACCCTCGGAATGCCCCTCTTCAAATTCCTTTTCGGATAACTCTGTTGTCGACAAGGCTCTTCCACAATCAAAACAACGACTAACTAATTTATAACGTAACATTTCAATCTCCTATTAACAAACACTGCTTACTATCAACCGATAGCAAGAACAAACAGTATCCGTTTACAATTAGTATATATGTAACCATAAAAAATTTCAATGTCAAATTTAGGAAACCTGTAAGTTTATAGAATAAGCTGCGTCTTTGAACATGTAATCATCCATCATAACGTTTCTTCTATTCCAAGGAGAGATGTCTTTATTAAAGGCTGAACGAGCAAACATACCCTTCATATTTGTAACCATAGAAACATTCCAATGAGATATATCTCTATTAAAAAGACTACCATAGAACATATACATCATGTTAGTGACTCGGCAAACATTCCAATTCGATATATCCCTATTAAATTCACTACAAACAAACATAGCTGACATATCTCTAACCTTAGAGACATTCCATTCAGAGATGTCTCCATTGAACTTAGACTTTTTAAAAAGATAAGACATATCTGTTATAACGCTAACATCAAGATGGTTTAGGTTAGCATATATGTCAGATGCGGCTATAATGTCGCTTAACTCTTTCTTGTTCTTTACCAAGTATCTCATTTAGTTAATCCCTTTCTATTATACTCAAGGAATTTCTAGATTAACTACACCACTAGAGGAACTAAGCCCTCTAGTGGTGTAGTTTAAATTATCAAATTTTTAGTACACTAATTTGTTGTAGCATGTAATCAGTGATATACCTTATTGTACTATATAACGCAGCCTCCAAAGGCTCCGTCTTGTCGTCCATAGCCATGATCTCTTTCATTTCTCTCAGTAAAAACCATGCGTTGCTAAACCTAAAGCGATACTTAGATACTAGTTCTAAGCAGATGTCATCCAGACAATCAATCTCAGAGAGTTGTAACTCATCAATATACTTATTTGCTAACGCTAATGTCTCTTCAGTATAACGAGAAGAAGTGTTAAAAACTTCTTTTTCTTCATCAGTACAGTCAGCAATAGAGACTTCAAACTGTTGACGCAAAATCTGTTTAAAGATATCGAGCTTACTTCTATTCAAAGTAATCAAATACAAGCTTCTGGTGTTTCTCCACTTATCAAGATAGTCACTAGCTTTAGCAACAATCTGATCAACTGTAACGTCGTTCTTATTATCACTAGAGATACAACCAAATACTGCATCAATCGTTACACCTTTTTCAGCTAAAACAGCAAAGCTCTCTTCATAGATCGTAATATCTAACGAGTCATTGTTAAAGTAAGAGAACATCACATTAGAGTCAGTGGTCAAGAGTCTACCATTTCTGATATCTTTACCATAAGCTTCAACAGCAACACTTAACTTATTACCAAAGTAGTCTCTGTTACCTGAGGATTTACCCTTCAGAGCAATAGAAGAATACCCTAAATTAATAGCACCTTCTCCAATAACAACTTCACCTTTTTCAGTCAAGTTCCTAAAGAAGAGATAATTCACTAAAGAGTAATCAAGGAGTTTATTAGTAGCTAGACTATACTCAGCAACATTAGTCGTGATATAAGACAAAGCTTGATCTCTACCAACTGTGTTAAACCAATCTACGATAGATTTATCTTGAGACTCATCACCAGTTAAAATGTACTTAAGTAAATCAAACTCTGGATTATTGAGAGTTTCTAAGCTTAAAGCTTCACAATAGAAATTACCAGAAGAATTAGCATAAGAAGAGATCTCGCTTGTAATGAGTTCAGACTTAAAAACATCACTGAGTTTAAAATAAGAGATCTTAAAGAAGTCTTCTGGTTCTCTATATTTATAGTTAGTCAGTGTGGTCTCTAAAGACTCTTTGAGTTTAACAACTTCCTTATTAACAACATTCCTAGTAAAACTTAAATGTTTAGAAGTAAGTTCAGCTAAGTCTTCAATATAGTTGTCCATGATGGTATCATGGGTTGACTGACTGTAAGTCTTAACTGATTTAGAGGAAACTACACTACCAGTGCTAGCATTAACAATACCTGGCTCAATATACTCTTCCTTATCAGGATTGCTGAACATATTGTTCTTGACAGAGTTAGTGAGCTCTAATAAAAGTGTTGATTGTTTAGGAACAAGTGATAAACTTCTATCAGTGATGACTTTAGCTAGATTAGTTGCAATAACAACTGATGAATTAGAAAGCATGTCTGTATCTCCTTTAAGTTAATAGTTTTTCTTTGATACGATTAGCAACTAGTCCTGATAGAACAGATCTACTCAAAGACTCTTTACCAATGGTATCAGCGATATCTTTACCAGCGACACGAGTAACAACACTGGTGACTAATTCTACTACGTTAGATAATACAATAGCGTTATCTGAAACTTTATTAACACGAACAACGGATTGTTGCTCTTCGATAGTTAAATCTGACATGAGATCTCCTTTAAACAGTAGGCTAATAATCATAGTATTTTTTACTTACAAACGAATCAACTGATTGAGGAACAGTTAAAAAAGGAAATAATAATGCAAGATATCTTCTTCTATGATAAAGAGAAGTACACAAATCAACTCAACCCTGTTAAAGGTTATTTAGAACAACTTAGTCACTATATCTCTATTAAAAAAGGTATACCGCTAGATCAAGCTGCACCACTAGCAAGAACAGTTCTCAGAGAGCATTTCAAAGACAAGGCTGTCAAGTACTTTGATCGACAAGAAAATGGTGACAGAATCGTAGGAGAATCTACTCTTCTTCAGTATATCATTAACAACATCAAAGCTAAGAACATCCTTGTTCCAACATTCACTTCATATGTTAATACAAGTGTAAAGAAGTCTATCCTCTCAGAGTTCATTTTCGAGAACGTTAAACGTCGAAGTATAGCTAAGAAAACTTCTCACAAAGCTAAAGCTCTAGGAGATATGAATCTCTTCACTGCTAAGAATAATGAACAAAACATGATGAAGATTTATAACAATTCTTTATCAGGAGCTTTTGCACAAGAAGCTTGTATCCTTCATAACCCAACAGCACATAGTACTCTTACTTCTATCACAAGAACAATCACTTCTTTATCTAATGCTAGTAATGAAAAACTCATCGCAGGTAATCGCTACTATCCAAGAGGTATAGATATTTTCAACAATATAGTGTATATCTCCACATACGCTAATATACCTCAAATAAAAGAAACTATAGAGCTATATAACTTATATGTTCCTACAATAGAAGATACTGTTAATGTTCTTCGTTATTCTTCTGATCTCTACTTTGTAGATAAGACTTACTACGATAAACATATTATCCCTTATCTTACTAAACTTTCACCTTACCATTTAGCTGCTATTTGTTACAGTGGAGATTTATATCATTTAAGAAAATTTAACAGTAACTTTGTTAAGAATATTCTTGAAGAGATTATTACACCTATTCTTGTAGAAGACAACAGTGAAGACTTAGTTAGTAAAATCTACAGTATCAACGAGAATGTACTAAGCTTTGTTCATGTTATTCTTTTCTCTTCTATGAAAGGTAAAGGAAAAAACTACGACGAGATGAAGAAGTTAGGTATAGCTGGTAATATCTACCACACAGCTTTACATGTAATAGAGACTTTTAGAAAGTATAAACCTTTCTTTAGTTGTTTTTTTCTCAATGAGATTTTCCCTAATAATAGTTACAGACTCAAAAACATGAGAAGGCGAGTTGTTGTTCTCAGTGATACTGATTCAACTTGTTTTACTTTAGATGAATGGGTTAAGTGGTATAACGGTAGTTTTAGTATTAACGATAAGACTTTAGCTCTTTCAGCTTGTATAGGTTTTATAGGAGCACAGTCTATTATTAATCAATTAGCGATAGTATCTAAGATGATGAATGTAGATAAGAATGACCTAAATACCTTAGCGATGAAAACAGAATGGTTTTGGTTGAGTTTCTTCCCCCTGGAGGTAAGCAAACATTACTTTGCTAGTGCCTCAGTTCAAGAAGGTAATATCTTTAAAGAACCTGAATTGGAAGTAAAAGGTGTTCATATTAAGAACAGTGCTATTACTAAAGCAATTACTCAAAAAGGTAATGAGTTAGTTAAGTATATCTTTAACCGCATTTCTAAGGATGAAAAAGTCAAGTTTAACTATATTCTATCAGAGATGATAGCTGTAGAAAATGCTATTGAACTTAGTGTTTTAAAAGGTGAGAGTTCTTTTCTTAAGAAGTCAAAGATCAAGAACAAAGAGTCTTACGCACAAGATGAGACTAAATCTCCTTACCAAAGACATCAGTTTTGGATAGATGTGTTTTCTCACAAGTATGGAACGATTGTAGAGCCTCCTTATGATGTTGTTAAGTTTCCTACTATCGTAGAGACTCGACCTGCTTTAAAAGAATGGGTAGAGTCTATTGAAGATATAGAGTTTAAAGACAGATTAAGTAACTGGATAGTGGTTAATAATAAGACTTCACTACCTACTGTTTATTTAAATGAACAGTATGTAATAGGTAATGGTATTCCTAAGGAAATTGTTAGTATTATTGATATTAAGAGAATTATACTTGATATTACTTTACAGTATAGGATGATTTTAGAAGGATTAGGTGTAATGCTTCATGAAGATAAACTTATACGTGAGCAGTTTAATATATAATTATTTGGTTGAGATTTGGTTGAGGAATGTCGTTGGATCGCCATTTAAAATAAGAGACTTCTACCATAATAGAAATAGTCTCAGGTTAATCTTTAAAGAAGTTTAATTTTAAAAATACCTTAAGTAGTCAAAAGCTGCTTAAGGTATTCTTTAGTGTGTTAAATTTGTTTATCCTTTGATAGCTTTTCGGTTTTTAACTTTTATCTAAGGAGTTTAGTATGAAGATTAAGTCTTTTAATGACGGTGGATATATCACTGGTGGGTTTACTTCAAGCGGGTTAATGTTAACTGGTCCCCTTTTTGTAACTAATGCCTTTTCTGATCCACTTGAAGTTGTTAATAAACAGTATACTGATGGTAAGATGACATCATTAAATGCTGAGAATCTTAATAGTGGTACTATTGGAGCAGAGAGGCTGCCTTCTTTTTCTGGAGATTTCACTAAAGCAGCTGGTAGCAATGTTATTAGTCTAGTGGCAACTGGTGTATCACCAGGTGCACATAGTAAAGTAACAGTGGATGCAAAAGGTCGTGTAACTGAAGCTTCTGCTTTAGCTCAAACAGATATTCCATTTTTAAATTGGAATAAAATAACAACTAGTAAACCAACAACTTTAAGTGGATATGGTATCAGTGATGGTGTTAATGTTAGTGGTGGAACATTAGTAGGATTTTTAACTTTAAGTGGTGATCCAACTGCAGCTTATCAAGCAGCCACAAAACGCTATGCTGATGAAACTATTCGTGTTAAAGCTGGACTATATACCGGAGACGTTGTCGTAAAACCTACAGCCGTCACTCCAGCTGGTTTTCTAAAGTGTAATGGTGCTTTCTTAAACAAAACTACTTATAATAAACTTTTCTCTGTTATAGGTAATAGTTTTGATGTCGGTAACCCTTCTCCTAGTACACAATTTATGTTACCTGATGCTACATCTAGAGATGCTCACACTAACATGTATCACTATATCAAGACTTAATTTAATCAGAACCACCTACAAGGGATAAGCCTTGTAGGTGGTGTATCTTTTTCACTATTTTCAAAATGCTGTAGACTAACAAAAGAGAATAAAAATGCTTATCACCTATATCAAACTCCAAGGTTACAAACGAATGCCTTTGAGAGAATCAGAAGACTTTGAATATTATTTTACCTCTAAACTTGTGATGATTGTTGGCGTCAATGGTAGTGGCAAGTCTAGTCTAATTAATGAGTTAACACCACTACCAGCTAACAAAGACAATTTCAATAAGAATGGCTATAAAGAGATTCATATACAAAAAGACAATACACTTTATAAACTCATCTCAGACTTTACTAACGGCTCTCACTTCTCTTTTCTAGCTAACGATGTAGAACTCAACGCGTCAGCTAATATATCAACTCAAAGAGATCTTGTCTTTCAACACTTTCTCTTAACTCCTAATATCCACGAGATCTTAATAGGACGTGAAACCTTCACAGGTATGTCACTCCTGTCCAGAAAAAAACTCTTTAACTCTATCACTCATCTCAATATAGATTCTATTTTATCTAATTACAATACACTTAAAGAAGAACTAAAAAACAATGAGTACTCTCTTAAATCTCAACTTCAACTCTATACAGTAGAAGAACAAAGATTAGCTAATCCCACACATCAAGAACATCTTAAAGATAAACTAAAAGAAATCAAAGAGTACATGGATACTCTTTTAGATGTAAGGTCATCTATCTTTAAACACATAGAGCCTGTTAACTTAGAGAGTACTTATTCAAACCTACAAACTCTAGAAACTAGATTTAAATCCCTATCAGATAAGTATTATACTCAACTTACCTCTTACTCATCTAGAAGTATTCCTATGTACTTTACAGAATGTAACCATTCTAAAAGTATCTTAGAGTATAAGTTATCTAGTAACTATTCTCTCCTTGAATCTAAACAAGAACAACTTAAAATCCTAGAAATTAATAAGCAACATAATATATCAACACTATCTTCTCAAAGAGATATAACCCTTATAACTATAGACAAAATACTATCCTCATTATCTATACTTCCTAAAAACACTAGAGATGTAATGCCTATTAAGACTAATCTCTACAAACTAGAAGCATCTCTACCAGAAATACTTCGCTCTATCTCTACTAATCAAGATAAGCAATACACTAAAGACAAATACAACAGCACTCTTACTTTAAAGAAAGAATCTTTAGATAAAATATCTTCTCTTCTTCAATTAGAAGGTCAACTTCAAAAAGAATTAGAGCACACTCTCTCACATAAAGATAACAACATTAAATGTCCAAATTGCTCACATGAGTGGTCACTTATTTACTCTACAGAGAAAGTTAAATCTATAGAGAATAAACTCTCCACTCTACAAACTGATAAGTATAACTTACAACAAAATATAATTCAATTAGATAAGATTATAGAAGAGATAACAACATACTTTACTTACTATAGGCAATACACTACACTAAAATCTTACACACAAGAGTATCTTCAACCTCTTTGGGATACTATAGATAATACTGGTTATATCTTCTCTAACCCCACAGCTATACTTTCTATACTTAAAACTTTCAATAACGAACTAATGGCTTTAGATGAAGTCATTACTTTAGAAGCTACTCTTAAAGATATAAATAAAAACATACAGGCGTTAAATGACTTAAAGGGAACTGATATCTCTACTATTTTAAAAGAGATAGAAGAACTCAATATAGAGGTCTATGAGCTCTTATTACAAAAAGATGACATAGACACACACCTTCATAATTTAAACGTAACACAGAAGGTTTATGAAGCTCTACAAGGTATATCTAACAGTATAAATAAGTGTAGAGAAGACGTCTTCACAACTAACCTTTCACTATCACTACAAACAGTTATAGATAACATAGATGATGAGCTAAGAACAGCCAAAATAGTTCTAATAGAGATAGATAAAGAACTCAACACTTATGATAATATCAAGTATACTTTATCTAAGTATGACTTATCTATGAATGATATCAAAGAGAATATTAAAATACTAAGTATGATTCTTGATGAGTTATCTCCTAAAAATGGTATTATTGCTAAATCAGTTAGTAGTTTTTTAAATGTGATTATTAACGGTATTAATAGTGTTTTAGATAGCGTATGGGAATACAAGATGAATTTAAGTGTCATAGATGTTGAAGATGATGCTTTAAACTATAAATTTAAATTAGTGGTTGAAGATAAGTTGGAAGTCAGTGATATCAGCTTAGCAAGTGCAGGTATGAGAAAAGCTATTAACATCTCTTTTGTATTTATGATGTATAAATTATTAGGGTTGCAGGGCTATCCATTATTCTTAGATGAATTTACAACTAACTTAGATAAAGTTCATAAAGAAAAGCTAGAGAGATTACTCAATGATGTCTCTAAGACTGATAGGTTCTCACAGATATTTTTTATATCGCACGATAGAGATTATATCTTTATGAAGGATTTAGAAGTATTAGAGTTGAGCTAAATATTTAACCCACCTACAGAACTTAATCTGTAGGTGGGTTAAGTTTAGTTTATTTCACTACGTTCATTATAGATCTAACAGAGTTAGATATTTATCCACTAACGTGTCTATAGGTTTGATAAATCAAACCTTGATGTAATGATATACGTTACTAACACCGTCTATGGCTGTTGTGTCAGGTAGTTGAAATTCTGTACTAACTATTGGGGTTGTTGAGCCATCATAGTAAGTAGAATAGTCATTTAGACCACCAGTAATAGGTGCGTTATAGGTCACAGAGGAGTAGGTGTTACTGGCAACACCACCTAATAGATGAACCTTGTTAGCGGTTACTATAGCTTGTGAGTCATAGATGGTGGCAGGCAGTGACGACTGTGTAGTCCAAGCACCAAGAGTACCATCAGCGTTAATAGGAGCCGTGTAGACAGCAGAAGATGCCACACCACCCACCTTACCACCAAAGATATACACTCTCTTCTTAGAGACCATCACTTGTGCGTTAGAGATAGCCACAGGAAGAGATGCAGCAGCAGACCATGCACCCAGTGTACCATCAGTGTTAATAAAAGCAGTATGTACAGCAGCTGAAGGGTTACCACTGATGAT